TCCCATTTGGAAACAACAGAAGTATTATTATCAGAAGAAGGGATTGTCTTTGCATCGGTAAACTGTATATTAGGATTTGATTTGTCAGGGTCTTGAATTTTTAATTGCTTTACAATTTCTTCTTTATCAAATACTTCAATGGGAACTTTTGCTGTAATTTTTTCTTTTGTTACTTTTGCTACTTTTTTATTATCAGGAGCAACCGCAAAAACTTTTGATGGAATGACTGTTTTAATTCCATAATACCAGTTATAAACTTTTACCCCTGTAAAAATACCTATTCCTAAAATAATAAGAATAGTAAAAATACTTATTCCAATAATAATTTTTTGTTTCATAATTTAATTTCCTAATTGTAAATGGGCAAATTCTTTAATCCGCCCTTTACTGTCAATAACTTGTGATAAACCTAAACTTTTCCCTATTTCAACTGCGATGTCCCAATCTTCTTTATTTAGCATTGACCAATCACATTTACCATTTTTCATAATGCAAAAATCAAAAGCATCTCCAGTTAAATGTTTGCTATTTAAAGTCCATGTCACTATTTTCCCAGGTTTTGTTCTACCCTGTTCGTAAAGAGCTTCTTGATCTTTTTTAGTTCTAAGAGTGCAGGTTAAAATATAATCAATATTATTTGATTTCATTGTTTTGTCCCATTCTGACCATTTAAAATACATTGCGTCATTTAAATCTTCTGGATCTCTGCTGGCCATAATATTCTCCTTTATACCTGAATAAATCTCTCTATAAATTTTGTAAGTTGGTCTCTAATTGACGCTTGTCCTTCTCTTAATTCTTCAACGCCACATTCTACATTTTTTAATGTAGCTTTAATTGTAGCTTGTTCTGTTGCTATATTTAAATGGTCTGTACATTGTCCTATTACAGTATTGCAATTAGTTTTTTTAGGGGGCAAGACTCTATAAGCAATTGCAAGAATAAAACTAAGTATAGACATTATTGTTAAACCATCACCAAGTGATAAATTCATACGTTCTCCTTTTATATTTTAATATCCAATTGCGAACCAGTAGAAGCCTTTTATAAGTATGCTTCCGCTTGCGGGAAGTTCGGTGGTTGTTTGTATTGTTAATGTTGTTTGAGAAAATGAAGCAATATGGCACCATAAATCACTTATTGTGCTTTGTGAAATTCCAGTGGCTTGAGCATTTAAACAAGAAAACGGTGTATAATTCCAAGGTACTGCTATTTGTGTTTCGCTTGTAATATTGGAATTATATTGTCCCCATTGTAATATCAACCCACCAGGAAGTTTTTGATAACCATTTGTAGCTTTTAAAGCAGTAAAATCAATTACAGGAATTTGAGATGCTACATATGCAATCATTTCTGTATTTGTAGGATAATCATCCATATCTGCTAAAGTCATTATGTTTTCTAAAGCAGTTGTAAGAGTAGCTAAAGTTGTATCTGCAACTGTATACCCTTTATTTGCCATTGCTTGGCCAAGAGCAGCAATCATTGTAGATAACTGATAGAGCAGTTTATTGAAATAAACAGAAGGAGCAACACCAGATGTAAAGCCGCCGGTTCTGGTTGTTGATGCTAAAAAGTCTCCATCGTTTTGTATATTATTTTTATCTGAATCATGTTGTAAAAAATTACTTGTTGTCATATTTTCTCCTTTATATTAAAGTGCCGTCCCAATAACCTTCATCAAATCCTTTGAAATATTCATTATCTAAATCAAAAGCAAATATAGGAATTGTTGCTATTGTGCCGCCGAAATTATATTGAACTCCTTCTGGCCTAGGAATCACTAAATCATTATTAATCATATCTATAACTATTTGAGATAAGTTCCCTGTAATTGAGACAGTTGCAGACATATCTTGATTATCTGTTATTATTAAATCAACATCTGGAAATATTGCATACCAAGCTTCATAAATAGAAGTTGTTGAACCATCCCAGTAATTAGTAAATGCTTTTAGCTTTAAAATTTTTCTATATATTGTATCATCTAAAGTTGATGATGAACCGTCTGTTGGTTCAAAAGGCAATGTTCTTGTTTGCCCTAAAATTAATCCTAGAGCATCTAATTGAACTCCAACCGCTGTATCCAAATCAAAATATGAAGGCATTAAATCCGCACATTCAGAAATGTCGTTTAATATTGTCAATGAAGCAGTTAGCCATTCTAAAAACTTTGGTGCTCCTTGATATTGAGATGTTATTAATTTTAAGTATTCTGTATTTGCTACAGTCATGTTGCCACCACATTAATATATTCTGGAGAAGCTCCTAAAATTCCTTGAACCACTTCGCTAAAACCAATATTTACATCTGTAGTTCCAGTAGTAGGAGAAGTCCCTGCTTTTAAAGAAGTAATAGAAAATAATGGATTTGTAATATCATCCATTACTGCCATTGCAGCCGCATATAAACCAGATATTGTTAAATCTTGTCCTATCTGTAATTCATTAAGATATGTATAAATTGCATTTTCAATATCTGTTGTAATTGAATCAGTATAACCTGTAAATTTTGTAACATCTATATCTACATATATAGGAATATAAGTTGGACGCATAAAAGATATTACAATATCTTCATTAGTATCAGGGTCTGTAACTGTAACATCAACATCACCGTTTGTATTACAACCAATTCCTCTATTAAAAAATATTGCTGCCGCAACATCATCATCGGTTCCGCCTTCTACAACAGAAGTAATAGAATGAGGAGGGCAACTTTGTGCATCTGTATAATCTGTTTTATTTTCATGTACATTATATCTTGTAACATTAGCAACTGCTGCAATACCTGCAACTGTCCCTGCTAACATTGTATGAGAAGCCAATCTTGTGCTTAATGATTGTCTTGACTTTAATTGCGAATCTGTTTCAACTGGTTGTCCTAATACAGCTGCAACTGAATTTGTAACAGCAGTCCAGCCTGCTTGTGAAGAAACAATAGATGTAATTGATGCAGGTAAAGCAGATATTGAGCCAATAGTTCTACAAGTTGCGGTAGTATCAACAGTCCCTAATATCCCAATAGTTACAGACGAAGATAAATCCCAATAGTAGCCGCTTAAATCTTGAACCACGCCATTTGTTATAACCGTTCCTGCAATTCCTGTAAGTGTAACTGTACAAATAGAATATGTGGCTGTTTTTCTTGTGATGCCATTACTTTTAATCAAACCATCTAAGGCTGCACCTACGGCTGTTAATACACTTCTATTATTATAATCTAATTGTAATGCAGCTAATACATCATATATTTTATCTGCAACAACAGAAATCCATTGATAATCAGAAGCATCGTTTCCTAAATAGACATCTTGACCATAAATATTTTTATATGATGTCAATAGGTAGTCTAATATATCTGAATATGTTGGGGAATGAAAACCAGTGGAATCTACGCTGGGAGAGAAGTAGCTCATATGTTAAGCTCCATTTGATATTGTTATTGTTCCATATATACTTTTTGCTTTTGATGAATAAGTATATTTTCTTAATGTTGATGAATAAGTATTTGTAACGTCTGTTACTTCCGATATTAATTTTGTTTCATCTAATTTTGTATCTAATATCCGTTTAGTGATTAAAGCATTTACTTTATCTTTATTGCTTCCACCAAAACCAATTATATCTGTCCATAATGGAAGTCCGTCTGTAATGTCTTCCCACCATTCGCCATAAAATAATTTCAGTCTTGTCTGTATAGCTTGTGCTACAGCAGCAATACCTTGCAAAAAGTCTTGTTTACCTTGACCATATTGAGGCTCGCCGGTACTATCAATTCTGCGATATCTCATTTTATATTCCTTCTATTTTAGTTGTAGAACAATCTGTTAATAATAATGGAGTTGTTGGCGGAGAAGTTGTTGATGGAGATGAAACATTTACATATGGATGAGTATGTAAATTAATTAAATCTATTATTCTTTCATCTATTAATTTTCTCAATCCAGTAGAATCACCAAGCTTAATTGAATCGGAAAGAATTGTTACTTCGCCATCTTTAATTTTTATTTTTGTATTTCCATCGTCTGTCCTTATTTCTAATGAGTCGGTTGAATAATCACTTATTACATTTGGTTGGCTCCAGCATCCTAAAATTGCAAATCCATCCGATAAATCATGTCTGCGTAACGAGGCAGGGTCTTGAGTTTGATATTTGCCTGTTGTCTGTATTGGGCAACCTCTTTTCCACCAACTATCAATACAAGTGTCCCCAAATACAACTAAGCATTCATCGCCAACTTGGACAGGCAAAGTAATTGAATATCCACCTGCCCTAGGAATTACAATTGGCACATCTAATATTTCAGGAATCTCTATTGCTTTTTTATAAATGTTTTCTTTTTGACTTATTTCTATTACTTCTTTTATTGCCAATTGAACCGTTACTGTTTGTTTGTCGCTATCAAAAGAAGTAATTATTCCTGGAGCTGCACATCTTAAATCAAAAGAAAACTGATTTAAAAACCGCCTAGTTATTTCTAATTCTATTTGCGGATGATTGCTTAATAGTTCTGCTATACCTAACATTACATTTATAATCCTCTTTCTTGAGTTGTTTCCATTAATGCCTGAGCGCCTTGACTATTAATTCCTGTTACATATGTATACCATTCGTTTCCTCTTGTATCACCAACATGTCGTACGCCAATTACTTGATAAGTTTGGTCATAATCAAGCGGAGACAACAATATTCCTTGCGCTGCTTTTACTGCTCTTATTTGAGATTGATCTAATGCAACTTGAACCCTTGGCAAATCTAATTCTATTTGAGCATTTAACAAGCAAGTAAAATTACAACCATATTGTGTTTGTATTGGGGTTCCTATTAGCCCACCTTCACCTGTTGGAGAAATTTTAATAGGCGGTTCTTTTAAAGGATCATTCATATTGAAATATTTAGTTACGCCTTTTTTAGTAAAAAAACATCCGTCGTTTGTTTTATCTATTGAATAATTTTTAAGCAAATCGGCTAATCCATTTGCAGGAGTCGTAAATACTGTAACTCCCCTATCCATTGCGGTTGTTCTTAATTGTGAAGGGGTATTTCCAATTTCAATAGGCATTTGAGAATAAGCAGCTATTGCATTTAAATGAGCCACTTGATTATTTTTTCCTGCTTCTAATTTAAAAGCTGTAAACTCATTTGAAAATAATCTTTGTCCATCAACACATCTTAAAGTTAATTTATAATCGGTAACATTTTCTCTTTCAAATAAAGATTGAAAAATATACCCATTAAATATCTCTCCATAGTTGCCATTAATATATCCTGCCTGTAAAGATACAGCTGCACCATAGTCTATTACCTGCATTAGGGTAGAAATATTGAAGTTATAAATAACAATTTCAGAATAATACCAGCCTTGTAATCCTGGATAGTCGACATCGAATGTTACCCTTAAAGCATTTTGCTCTAAACTATTTTGCTCAATAACAATGGCGTCTAACTCTGGTCCAATTCCAAGAAACTCTAAAGGATTTGTAGTGGCAGGATAACCAGCCGCTATTGCTAAGGCATCGGTATTGTCTTTAGGACTCAAAATTATAGTAAGCTTAAATTTTCTTCCGTAAAGTTCACTCATACGCTTTCTGTATCTCCCCAAAGCATTATATAATCTATTCCTAAATTTTCGCTTGTTGGGTAATCGTTATTAATTCCACTTATATTTACTATATAGCAACTTCCAATTTTCAAATAAGAATAAGGCTGTAAAATATTTATTGTAGGTTGAACTCCAGCGATTAAAGGAATGCTATCTACATAGTAAGTTCCATTTGCAGAATTAATTAAGGTCATTACCCAATAGTTAGCTTGTGCATTCCATCGCAACTGAAAATTTATTGGAATATTTTTCCCATCGACTAATAATGTACAACTAAATGTTTGATTAGGGTCTGGGGTTAATGAAATTTGCTGGTATGTATATGAGCCAGTTGTAGTTGAAACAGTTGAAGCCTCTTCTATTTTCAACATTATATATGTTGAAGTCGAACCGTAAGTTGCCCTGATAAAAGTTATTCCTGTACTAACTGCAACTATTAATCCATTTGAATCTATTGTGGCAACTGTTGGATTAGAAGAAACCCAAGCCACTAATTGAGTTAAATTTACAGTTGTATTGAAATTATAATATCCAATAGCTCCAGTTTGCTGTGATTGCCCTATAACCATTGTTGGGGTATAGGGTTGAATACTTAATCTATCTAATATTAAACCGGGGGCAAAACCATTGACATTGCCGCCTTCTTGATTTCCGGGAGCAGTATCAGTTAAAATAAATGAATCTGCTAAATCTAAAGTATAATTTATTCCTGAATTTTCAAATTCCCCCAATCCTGTACCCATTTTAATAGATTGTATATGTGATTCTCTATTTGCCGTCCATATTCCTTGTTGGGCTATTCTAATTAATTGAGAATCATCTTCTATTATTTTATTGCAACTAAAAGTTCCTTGAGAAATATTATTTAAAAATATTTCAACTGTAGCATTTGATTCATCGGTTTTATCAATTTGAAATCTCCATATTTGTAGCACTTCTTGTAAAACAGCAGATGATAAAACTATTGGATAAAGAACAGAATTATTAGGAATAATTAATCCACTCGGAGTAAAATATAATCCTAAATACCAATTAGATTTATTTATTACTATTTCAAAAGAATCGCTAATATAATTAGGATAAGATAGAATGCTTCCTAATATATCACAATATAATTCTATTTCAAAAGTAAATTGATTTGGGACAGAACTTAAAGTTTTAAAAATACCAGCTATACTTTGAGTATTATTATCGGTAGTTGCTCCGCTTTTAAAATTAAATCCATCTGAAATAGTAACCGTACCGCTTCCAGTAGATGCAGTAGTATTCCAATCAGTTAAACTTGTACAGTCATAATTTAATATATCAGGGGTGATACTCATTTTTAAACCTTAATTTAAAGTTAAAATCCAAGTTGCTGTTAATGTATCGGCTGCTAATTTAGGAATCATTGTAAAGCCGGTTGCAGAACACCACATATTATTTGCGCTTTCAGCTAATGTGTCAAATAATGCGGCCTCTGTAATATTCCCAGTACCAACTCCTGCTGCAAACGCACAAGTAATAGTTATCACATTTAATATTCTTGTTTTTATAATTTCTGTTCTTGACCCTGATATTTCTGAACCAAGAGAAGTAGCAGAAGGAGTTGTTTCCCCTAAAGCCATATATTTAACTTTTGCTAATGTTGGAGTATCAAGCAGCTGGTCTAATAACCCATATAGTGCATTATTGGTTTTGGCGTTATGCAATCTTCGAGTAGTTTTTAAATTTCCAGAACTATCGAATAATTGAATTTTGACATTTACTTTAAATTTAAAATTATCTTTTGTTTTCATATTTTATAAGCCTAAATTACCTAAAAAATTTGTTAAATTTGAATTTTCAGAGTTATTTCCTGATATAGTAATTTTTTGTTGTGGTCCTTTTTTTGTTTCTACGGTTTTCTGTTTTGTTGTGCTTATTTTTACTGTAGATGTTTGAACGGTAATAATTTGCTGAAAAATAATAGAGGCTCTTAATGTATATAATGTTCTATAATCTTCAGGGACGGATATACTTTCAATTACCATATTATCATATGTAAATAATCTTGTTGTGACTGATAATGCAACACCAGTTTCTTGTATTTTTTTTAATTCTTGAAAAGCATTTATACTACGGCTACTAGTATATTTAATCCATTCTTGGCTTTTTTTATAACAATCCATTACATCGGAGACACCAATTTCCATTGTTAATCTTGCAGGCAATTGAAAACTGTGGTCTGCTATATTTGCCCCAACTTGTACTGGATGCTGCGTTATTCTTCTTTGATTAACATGTTCTGTTTTTAATACCCCATCAAAAAAATAATCATAATTAATTTCTTCGCCATTATAATTTTTAACTGTTATATAAAATAATAATTTTTCTTTTTCTCCCCATTGTTTTGGTCTGTATGGATTATTACTTACATTTGCAGGATCAAAAATATAAGCTGACCCTGCAATGGTTTCAGCAGAAGCCTTCCAAGGAGAATATTGAGTATTTGTTAAACCTAAATTTGGATTATTTATCGTCATTATGTTTCCTTTAATTTGCACAAGTGCCTTTTGCGACACACGCTCTTACCGTTGTTACAAAATCATTACCCGCTCTTCCTGCTTCATTGGCTTTATAATTATTTAGATTAACATTTTCAATATTAATTGTTTGGCCTGTCTGACCCCATCCTGTTTCATTATCTCTAATTCTAGAAGCTTCCCATGCAGATAATCCTTGATGCTCCAATATATATTTTGCCCCCTCTACACTTTTTAAAGGTTCATCTAATAATTCACTCATATCTTTTTTAATAATTCCGGCTTTTTTTAATTCGTTTTCCCAAGCTTTATCATTAATTTGAAACATTCCATAATCAGTACTTTTAATATTTCCATATTCGTCTTTATTATAATTAATAGCCCCCATATTGACTATTCCAGACCTTGCGTCTCCAGATTCTGCAACGGCTATTCTTGCCATTATATCTGCTTTATCACCAAAGGTATTTTTTATTATTTCATTAATATTTTTAATTTGACCTTCTATTTTCTCAGAACTCTGTTCTCTTTTTTCTCCTGATAGCATCCATAAAGGATTTACTTCATCCATTTTATCCATAAAAGTTTTATATTTTGTGGCCCCTTTCCAAGGAGCCTTTATGGCTTCCATATATCCTTTAGGGGTGTATAAATCAGGGCTAAGAATAG